GTTTAGGGCTTTGTACAATCTTTTGTATCATTCTACCAACCATAGTAGCTTGTCTTTCCATCCCCTCTTCAAGTAGCTTACCTGTATCAGCAATTTTATGCCCATGCTGTTTCATCTTCGCTATTTCAACATTGATACCTTTTAACACAGTACCTCTAGCTAATCCAAATGTTAATGCACCAAGAAGTGCCATGAAACCCTTTTCATCTTCGGCAAGTAATCCACCTGCTACTGCTCCAATAGCACCTGCTTTAGCAATCTTACCCATTGAAGGTGTCTTAGCAAGACCTTTGGTAATATCAACCTCTGGTAAAATTTTGTCATACCCTTTAATCGGAGGTTCATAATCTGGTCGCTCTGTATTTCTTCTACCAATATCAATTTCTTCTTTCTCACCCCACTTTCTATTTTTAGAAGGATGTGTTGTGCGATTGAAATCTATCTTGCCCCATTCTTTTGCATTTTGTTTTCCAATGACAACTTCAGCATGATGACGAGCAGCCAAACCTCTTGCCTCTAACTCTGTAAATAATCTACTACCATCTGGATTTTTCTGTTTAAGCATTTTCTTAACAGTATTTGCAACTCTTGCTTCAAATCTTTCTCTTGGAACATTTGAACCCTCTCCCTTTTTAGTTCCATGTTCTAATGCTTTTAGTTTCCAAAACTCATACCTTTGTTGATGTGTTAATCCTTCTGGCAATTCAGCATCTTTTGGTACTGGTCTAAACGGACTAGGCTTTGGATTTTTAGGAACTTTATTTGGGTCAAAAATACTTGGCTTTCTTTTTGGTGCAGGTTCATTAACATGAGTCCATCTTCTTTCTGCATTTTTAGAACCCACTCTATCAACAAACCAACTATTAGAGGTTGTTTTAGTAACAGCACCAAAAGCTGTTCCTAATAAAGTACCTAAAGCAATACCTCTTTTAAGATTATTAGGGTCTATTTTTCCTTTGAATGTTAAATCATGTAACGCCTCATATACTCCACCATAGACAGCACCCTCTGCACCCCTACCTGCCATAGCTACTGCTCTCTTGTTACCTATAATGCTCTCCATTCTTTGAACATATTTAGGCTTTATTCTAGTAGCTTGTGTAATAGTTTTTCTTGCAATCTCAGAACCTCTAGCTACAACACTAGGTATTCTTAGAAAATTTATTAACAACATCTCTGGGTCTTTTACAATCATACCTGCAAAAGCACCTGCTGTAGCAGAAGGATTTTGAACCATAGCCATTATTCCATCTATTACACCAATATCTTCTGGAGTGTAACCATATTTTTTTTGTACATCAGTAACATCACCATTTCTTTTCTCATAAACATAGTGCATATCTTCTTGAAACTCTGCCATAATTTGACGATTGCCCAGTCTATCAGCTTCCTCTGTAGATGATAATGCTCTTACATTTGCAATTTCAGAATAATATTTTTCTAAAGCTATTGAATCATAATAGCCAATATTTTGAGCCCATTCTTTTGTTTGTCCTTCAAACCATCTACCCCTTTCATTGTCTTGGTCTGTAAGTTTCTGCCACCATCTATATATCATAGATTGTGTATCATTAAAGCCATCAGCAAATGTAGCTTTTTTATATTTAGGTGTAATAGAAAGGTGATAATCTATATTTGCCTGTATTTCTTCCTCAGACAGACCATCATCTATGGTTAATAAACCAACACCTTCTACATATCTTTGACTCATTTATAATGCCCAGAGTTTAATTACTTCATTTTCTGTATTCTCTCGAATTTTACCTTCATCTAATAGAATATATTTTCTATAATACCCATTTGGGTCTGCTTGAAAAGCCTCAAACCTTTCTTTTGGAAGTCCTTTGAAATGATTAAATGCTTCTTTTCTTATCCATGCTTGAACATCATCTTCTTTCTGCTCTTCTTTTAATTCTGTTGGACTTAGGTATCGTTCCATAATTCCTGCTCCAGAAACATTAACCATTGACCACCAGATTTTATCTAATCCATCCATTAATTCCATACTGGCTTCATTTGATGCTCTTAAATATTCATCTTGACTCATTTCTGATGTTTGTTTCTCATTCTCCTTTATGGTTGATTCAAAGTAAACTGTGCTTTTTCCATCATCTACTTTAATAACACTACCATCACTATTCATAGAGCCATTAGTCTTAGTCTGTACACCACCACCATTAACCATTTCATTTAATATTTGTACATTTTGACTATGTAGGTGTGCTGCAAATGGATTCATATCTTTTATACCACCAAGATAATGTTTAAACATCCCTACATTTTTTTGCTGTCCTTCCGAAGTAAACAACATATCATTAACATCATCTGGCGACAAACCTTGTGTTGTTAGCCATTGTTCATAGCCTTTTATTATTTCACCAAATTTCCCTCTAATTGTTTTTCTAAAAGGTTCTTTTTCTGTGAATGTTAAATCATCCCAATCTTCATTTATTCCACCAAGATACGCATCAATCATTGGGTCGCTATTTTGACCTAATGTAAGATGACTTCCAATACTAGCAATCTGGTCTTTAGTTGCTATATTATCTTTTAGTGCTTTATTCGTTGCCTCAATTGCAGCCTCTTTAACCTTGATAGCATATTCAGGAAAATGCTCCATTAAGTCATTTGCTAATGCGTGTAATTCTTCTGCTGTATCTGGATTAGGATGCTTTCTTCTTATCTCGTCAAGCATATTTTGTTTCTGCATTAATGGATGTTGTTTCTGCATCATTGCTGCTGCAAATGGACTACCCATAGCAGCTTGATAGAATGTACTTGCTTGACCCATACCATAACTTGAAAGCTGACCCATGCTATGTGCTTCTGAAACACGACTATCATCTAGCATTGCTGCTGTAGTATACTTATCTCCAAACATTCCTGTGTAATCTTCATATGCCATTAATTATCTCCTATCAAAAAAGCCCAAGACCACCAAGCAAACCACCATCTCCTAGCAAGGAATCCCATATGCCTTTTTTCCGTTTAGCCTTACCCATGCTTTGTGCTGCTTGTTGTCCAAATATATTTCTTGAAGCACCACTAATTCCTGCTATATTTTCAATTGGTATTGCTTGACCTTGTGCTGTACCTGCCTGTATGTATGGAATTTGTTTTAAACCCATTGCCATAGCTGTGCTTATATCACCTGTCTGTCTTGCTCTTTCCATATCATATAATGATTGTGATTGTGCAAACGCATCATTAAATGCGAGTGTATCTGCCTGTGCAATAGAATCTTCTACACTTCCAAATAAATCTGCACCACCAGTAGAGCCCAACATTCCCTTTGCCTTTAAGGATTCCATTGTTGCATTTCTTAAATCATCAGCCTCACTTTGACGAAGGGCTTTATTTTGATTATACAAATACATTTGCATAGCATATGGGTCGCCATCCATAGCAGCTATTCTATCTGCAGCACCACCACTTTGTTTGAGTAAGGTTTCATATTGTGCTTGTAACTCTGGTGACAACCTCTCAGTTATCATTTTGTTTTCGTAATCTATATCAGTAGTACCAAGAGTATTATCACTAGAATAACCTGCTCCCATTTCAGCAGCTTTATCCATTAGTGCAATTTGCCTGTCATAATCATCCCAAGCAAAGCCTATAACATCATCACCACCACCACCAAAGCCGCCAGGAATACTAACCCCTTTTGCACCTCCTCTTGGTGTAACTGTTGCAGGAGTAAAACTGCCACCCAGTTGTTCATAGCCTTTGTTAATATTACTATATCCACCTGTTTTTCTAGCCCTGTCAAATTGTTGTCCACCTAAAGTATTATAAGTTGCCATTCTATTCTCCTATGCTGTGCGTTTCCACATATATACTACTATGCTTGGTTGTATGTTGTTGTGTGCGCCACCACCACCCGTAGCTTGGGATGTTGCGTAATTAATACTAGATTCTTCTGTTTCAACACCCATTGCGTGTATAGCACCGTTATCTTGACCTCTTGGAATACCGTGTGTGTGAGATGGAATTTCTCCTGTTGATAGTGTATGTGTTTCAGCACCCATTGTTTCATTAAGCGTATCAAATGTACCACTACCAGCTTTACCAACTAAAGCTCTTCCTTCTGCATAAGCAACCCAAGTACCCATTCCTAACAAGGTAGCTGGATTTGTTGCAACTGCTACTTGAAAATATATCGAACCAACAGGATAAACAATAGCATTAATAGCTGCTGCATCTAAAGCCGCAACTGCTGTTGTTACAAAAGCTGTTGTTGCTAATCTTGTAGTGTTATTACCTGCTGTTTGAGTAGGAGCAGTAACATTACCCGCCATTGTTCCGTTATCCATAGCAAAATCTTCGCTAGAAGAACCATTTAAGTCTGCTTTTGAATTTATTGCTGTTTGAACCGTTGTAAATTCCGTATTAAAGTCAGCACCAGATATAACTTTCGCAGCATCACTATCTGCGAGAGCATCTTTTCCTGACCAATTGACTGCTAAAGTATAATCACTCATCGTATTTTCCCTTGTTTTGAAATAATTGCTAAATCTTGAATAGAGGTATTAAATCCATTTGAAACAATACTCATATTAAGTTTTAGATGTTTTGCACTTCCTGTTAATGGTGTCTTATATTCTTCAAGTCCAAATATCGGTGTATATTTTGAAGAAGCACTATGTAGACTTGCAGTATGTGTATGACTTACAGCAGCACCAGTTCCAGAACCAGCACCAGTAGCTTTAAATACTGTACCAACACTATTGTTTGCTGAACCTATAGCTGTAAAATCAGTATTACCAGCACTAGAAATTGCATAATAAGTTCCTGTTACAAAACTACCAGCGTTAGTAGTTGTTACAGACGTTGTGCCATACAAAGAGGTTGATGCACCCCATAAAGAAGTGTAACCTGTTGTAGCTGGTTTTAAATCAATTTGTGTTGTTGATGAAGAATTTACACTAAAATCTTTATACCACCTTAAACCTAGAGTAGCACCAGAGCCACCCTCCAATACTAAAATCATTTTCTTTAATAAAGAAGCGGAAATGTTTTCCCCCATTCTAATCCATATACTAGATACATCAGCAGTAATAGCAGCATTAGTATAACTAGCTGCCGAACTAACCCAAGCCAAATCAATATCAAAATATCCTTCATATCCTGCAATGCTCCCATCTTTTTGACCAACTAATAACCCACTATATAACTCTGTGTTTATCATACTAGCTGGTTCTCTATCATTTGTAAATGACCAAGTAGTTACTCTAGGAACTTTCTGTGGTGTTGCGTGTTTAAAATCAAAAACATAAGTAATATTTTTATCAGTAAAAGTCATAATATATATGCCTTCATTCTCTAAGTAAACTGATTTAACATTTGTACTATTACTTATATTTCTTATTAAGGTATCTTTAATAGACAGAGATAAATCCTGCATAGGTAGTTTATCTTTCTCTGTTGTACGAGCCAATGACCTTAAACCTGTTTCAGATAAGAAAACTAAATCATCTGCAATAGCTTGTACACTATCCCTAGAAACACAACCCACACCCTTAATAACTTCATTAAGTGCTAGTGTTCCACCCGACTCTGGATTGTCATATACTACAATATTGTTTTTACCAAAAATAACCAACTGTCCGTAGAATGGTGCTATTGCTACTATTTCATCTGTTCCCCATACAGTTTTTAAATCTATATTTCCAGAACCAGTACCAGTCCAATCATCACCATCTAGTAGAACAGAGTAATAAACCACATCTGGGGCTTCCGTAACGCCCCCTACCCACAACTTTCCGTATGCACCCATACCACAGCTAGGGTCAAATAGCGTACTTATAGATGCAGGGTCAGTTGCGTGTGCTGTCCATTTTGCACCCGAACCTAAAGAACCATCATATCTTTGTGGTAGAACTCCTGTATGTAAACAATGTAATCTATTATTAAAATTTATAAATTGCCAATCACCAGAACTATTTGCTACAGTATGTTTAACATCTGCACCACTAGCAGGGAAAGCAGCGTTAGGTGAACTAAAATCTATCGTATAAATACTTGTTCCATGACTAGCAAATATCTTGTTTGTTCCAGAATCATTATGTTCTACCATAGAACCAATTGCTGTACCTGTGGGAACTACTTTTTGTTTTAAACCTTTTCTAAAAGATATTCTTCCAGACTCTCTCATTACTATATTATCAGCAGAAGTAAGATAAGAGGGGTCTAGTGTTGATGGATTATGTTGTGTATTTAATCCATTAACCCCAAAGTTTAGCAAAGGTAAATATGATAATTGTTTTGCCATTATCTAAAATTAACTGTTGTTTGAGAATGATTCTCATTTACAAACCAATCTGATTCGTATTGAGCATTTCCACTATCTAATATAATAGCTTGTTTGAGAGATTCTAATGCCTCATTAGCCATAATACTAGACTGTGTTCCACCATCTTCACCTCTTTCTGCTATTGCTCTAGCCCATGCTCCAAGTATAACTGGCTTAGATGGAACTTTTAATACTGTACTAGCAGTAGCTAAATCATCTTGATACTTTACAATATCAAACGAGATTGTCTGAGCAGATGTAGGAACTGGGGATAAATCTACTTTTAGATTATTAGAAGTATCGCTACCATTAAAAGCATAGTACAAAGGCTCACCAGTATCATCTGTAGGATATTTTACTGTGTTAATATATACTCTACTTACTTGGTTTAAGTGCATCCCAGAAGTGTTATTAATAGCATCTATGATTTTTATTTCCTGACCAGAACTCAGGTTATAATTTTTAGTTCCATTTACAGTTGAAACATCAACAGTTTCTCTAAGATTTAACCAATCGTGTCTTTCTTCCACACCTCGTTTAGCATCATTAACCAAAGCACCTATCACTTTTTGATAAGCAGATATAGTTGAACTGTCATTAATATTGCCAGACCAATCGCTACTGATTGTATCTTCTCTCAGTCTTATCAATACTTGATTTATTAATTCTCTAAATGTCATATCTTATCCTTTAATTATTTTTCCCCATACTGAACCTCTGCCCTTTACAATATCTATCACTTCTACTTGAAAATTTCCATTATCAAAAAAGGTTACAATTCCAAAAGCATGATTCCAATTATGTAGCCTACCCCTTAACCATGTGTTGTTTTCTGCCGACATATCTTTTAAACAACCCATTGACCAAGCACTTATATTTCCATCTAATAATCTTGTGGATGAAAACCTTGAAACATCATGTGTGTGTCCGTACATAATGTTAGTGCCATATCTTTCTAAATGCGTCTTAGCATGAGTGGTAGTTGTATACGCTCCATGCGTAAAAGATAACTTACCAATAGTTAAAACCTCATTATACTTATGATACTCATATCCTCTTTCATCCCACTTACACGCATTTCTGAATGTGTACTGGTCAAGATATGGATTCTCTTCTACAAACGCATCAAGCCATTCATCATGGTTTCCTGCAAGAATGTATCTAGTATTGCATTTAGCATTATCTAATGCCTTATCAAACCTATCTATCTGTTTGTTGACAGCCTTAATTTCTTTATCTATTTCTGGTAATTGGTACTCAAGTGGTGGTCTTTTTCGCCTCTTGTACCTATGTCCAGATACAGATTCCCACTCTCCAACATCTCCCAGATTAATAAATATGTCTGGTTTTACAAATTCTATCGCCTTTAATACGACCTTTACTGCACTCTCATCATGTATCGGAAAATGCTGGTCGGGGATTACTATCGCCCTTTTCATGTATTACCTACCTTTTGCTAGTTGTGCTCCAAAGTAGAATTCGATTATCATTGTTGCCCATCTAAATATTTCATCAAACTTCAACATCCCTTCTACGGTCACATATTCTACCACATCTGGGGTAAGTTGAAAACCTAATATACTAGCACCCTTTATAACTGTGGGAACTACTGTAGGTACATCAAAGAACACAGGGGCTACCTGTGTAAATATAACTAAGGCTAATATAGTTAAAATTATAATTCGCCTATTCATTGCAGCCATTGGACTTTCTTTATCTGCTCTATCTCTAGCCATGTTAATAGACTCATTACGAACTTGTAATGATTCAACCATAAGCCTTTGATTATCTGCTGCTGCTTGACTCTTTAAAGCAAATAACTTACCAATAAAACCTAACATTATTGGTGCTACATTTGTTAGAAATGTCATCATGCCATTATCCTCATTGCCTCTAAAATTCCGACCTGTGTAATTATGTACCATCCCAAAGCACCATACACGCTCCATTTTATTTGTAGTAAAGAGGTATTAATCTTTTGTATACAGTTATTAGTGTCGTCAATCTTGCTAAACAACTTAGATATTTGTGAACTATGTTTGTCTAATTGCAATTGCATCCTAGTAATCTTCTCTTCCATAGTGTCTTTACTTATTTGAGCCAATCGCACTACCTGTAAGTATTGCACCAAAGGCTAAGTGAAATAACCCACCACCCATAAGAGTGAAAGGATTGTGCTGCCCTGTTAGTTTCTTCATCAATTCCATCTGTACTAATGTATCCTCTGTTGAATTTATTATGTCCATAAACTGTGAGATGTCTGGTCTATTTAGTCCGTACCATACCGGTACAAATAGAAAATCGTAAAAACAAATTAACAAATATAATATTAATGCAGTCCATCGCCACCTAGATGTACTTCTTTCTGCCTCTGTCATACACAGGGTGGCTCGCACATCAAGGCATCAACACCTATTACCATCGCTACTATAAAACCTACTAGCACACAAGCTAGAACAATAGCTAAACCTTTAGTCATAATGCCTCCTTAATTTGCCAGTGGGTTATCTAAGGCTCTTTGTAATTTACTATTCAGCCTTTCTTCTAATTCTTTAATCTTTCTATCTGTATCTGAATACAAGGCATCTCTCCTTGCATCAAATCTCTCTCCAGCTACATCAATAGTTTCATCTATCTCATCCTGTGAAGCATTGACCTTATCTTCTAATCTTTCCATAAGTGCTTCTTGTCTAGCTAAGTCATCCTTTAAATCATTCTTAATTGACCTAGTGTAGTCTTTGGCTTGCTCTACTGACTCACCTACACCCACTAAGGTTTCTTCTATGACTGCTATGTTCTGCTCTATACCAGTTATATCTGGTGGTTGGTATTCCATTACAGTAGCTTTAAGAACTCTAAACTCATTAAACAGCTCAAAGGCTGCCCAAGAACCACCACCTAACATACTAAGTAAAGGAATTATTAATAGAAGTTTACTTCCACCTACCTTCAATCCACCATATTCTACTTCTGCCATTGTAAGTCCACTAGTTTGTTATGTAATATTTCATTGGCTAGTCCGTTACGCAAGCCTCTCTGATTGTCTGGTATGTCCTTATCTAAGTATATACCCTCATCTTTATAGAACTCACCATCAACAATTAACTGTGTATTGTAACTATTGAATCCAGCATTGAAGTTTAAGAGAGCCAATATTAGGCTTTGCAGTTTCTGTTGTTCCTCAAGTGATGCAGCCTCTCCCATCTCTGTCGCAAGGTTCTTTAGTTTGTTACTAATAATCTCACGCATCTTCTCTTTCTTACT